ATCTTCGCTCCAATTGAAGCCGCCCAATTCTGACATTAACAACCTTCTGGCGGCATCCGTGGGGTCGTTCATTGCCAATTTCCTTATTTCTGGATCAAGCGCATCGACGCTTGCCCACTTGATCATTCGTGTTCCCTCAAACGCCGTAACGAACATATCTCCATCGTCATCTGTAGTAATGACAATGGAGCGATTGCCGTCAGTGGCGCGATAGTCTGAGCTTAGTCCCAAATCCAATTCCTCCGCTGTTTTTTCTGCAAAATTAGAAACCCTATCGCGTATCATATTACTTATTTTAATAAAATCCTCTGCAGATTCTGACTTTCTTGGCATAAAAGTAGGTTTTGTTACCCTGCCTATGTCATCGCCATACTCTGTGGTCTGTGGACTGGAGGCCTGCGGAGCAGGAGCGGAGACCGGAGGTCTGGCAGCAACAGGAGGCGCAGCAACAGGAGGCATTGCTTCAGGAGTTGTCTGAGGAATAGAAGACTGAGCCGTTATGGGAGAAGCATGAGTATCTACTCCATATGCAACCTGATCTTCGGAAGGAGATGGAAGTCTGGCATATCCCATCTCTACAAGTTCGTCAGCTATCTTCTGAACATCTGCGCATACCTTGATTATATCTGAAACATATTCAAGGGATACTTTGGATTTCTGAGCCATCATAGAACGAACGACCCTCTCCATCTTATTCATGGCTTCATTGAGGTCGCCTATTTCTTTAGTTCCAGCCACTTTCTTAAGAGAGCATCCGCCATCGTTGCACCCATCATTAGGCTCCTGAGATGATGCTTCTTGTGCATATTTCTTAATAATATCAGATACATGAGCAACTTTTTTGCTTAACTCACTTGGATTAAGTATGTCGGCGACAAGGCAATCATGGCATGCTGGATTTACAACAAAACTGTCTTCTATGAACTTGACTCCATAGTTGTGCTCGAATATCTTCTGATCCTTGAACTTGTTTGTCTTCTTCTCGCCCTTTTCCTTGCCACACAAAGGACATGGCTCCTCGCCAGCATTGGGACGGTCATGATACTTGCACTCGCATTCGCCAGTGAAAAGTCTCTTTTTCCTCTCTTTTATATGACTGCAGAATTCTTTGGCAGTTGCAGCACGAGTATGGCATACACTGCAGCAGCTATAAGCCACAGAGCATCCCATTGAACTTCCCGTTACATAACCAGCCTCTAGACCCCTTGCCAAACGAGGAAAAGCAACTTTGTCCACCATGTTTATGGTGTAGATGCCACCGCGCTCATCGTCATACCATGCATGGACTACCTTTCCTCTTGCCTTTTCTATGTCATCATTTTGATGATTGACAAAAACAGGGACTCCTATGAACGTCTTGGTAGCCTTCTTTAATTCCGTTTCATTAAAATAGTCACCGTTGTCGTTGACTTCGTCCTTTTTAATTGCAAAAACCTTTACAAACAAGCACTCAGGATTGTCACCTATTGCCTTCTTTATGTCAAATCCGCCTAGATCAATTTTTTTACCGCTTTTGTTCGCAAGTATGCCGTCCTTGTCCATGGAGGCATGCTTTACCAATGAAGCAGTATTTATTTCCTCCCAGTTGCGAGGCACATTCAATGCAGAAACCTCCCTGTCGGAGGTGAATCTAAAGCTCTTTTTTATAAGAACATCTTCGCTTTCTTGTTCTTCCATTTTATGCCTTTATAAAACGAGGTATTTTTATGCCGTGCAAATTTTCATCTGTGTAGTTAACCTGACCTTTTGGGTATGGTATGTTGTATTTCTCACTCAAAAAGCTGAGGGCACTTGATATGTTGTTAAAATACTTGCCATAGGGAGAATAAACCTTGGTTACATCCCTCTTGTATATAGGTGGCAGCTTCTTTATTCCCGCAAAAAAAGCATCATCGAGATCTTTTGTCTTCGCAGGAGAGCACACCACGTAGTAGTCACTGTTCGTGGTGTAGTCGTGACCCTCCCAACGATAATAAGACCCAAGCCCGATTTGCTCATCGTAGCGATCCTTAAGAGGCTGTGTTCTTTCCGTATAAGCCTCTTTCCATGAAATGTTACGATCTTTTATTCTTTTTGCAGATGTTTTGATCATATCATTCTTCCGCTGGCTTGTACACTGTGCATAATTCGCTATCTATGATACTTATTTTACCTGATGAAGCCTTCTTATTTAACTGTTTTCTTTCTAAAGCTGCTTCCCTTATATTGGCATAGACTATCTTCTCAACTTCGTCAGCAGAATTATTCAATGCATGCTCCTTGATTCTGACAACACGCCATCCCATAGAAGCCAGGTTTTCATCTCTCTGCTTGTCCCTAGAAACAGACTCTGGATCAGAATGCCAGAAGTCTCCATCTGCCTCAAGGTCTATTCCTATCTCTGGATAAGCAAAGTCCAACAGATAAGGACTAGTTGAATAAGGAGTATTCTGCTTGAACTGCGCAAACAGTCTATAAGGAATCTTTAGCCTTGACAATATAGAATAAAGTTTTTGCTCTGGCTTGGTAAGGTAAACAGGCTTGGGCTGCTCAGAAGGATGGGTATCTTTTTTTTCAGCCTTGGGAGCCTTTCCCTTCTTGTATATCTTATCAGGTATGACTCCTGCCGATGAAGATAGTCCTCCTGCCGCTGGTGGCGGAGCGCCACCTCCAGCCTCACCTCCAGCAGGTGGTGCCTCTGCTCCTGCAAGCGGCGGCATACCGCCAGCGCCGCCCATGTCAGGAGGAGGTCCGCCGCCCATATCAGGAGGAGGTCCGCCGCCCATGTCAGGTGGAGGTCCGCCGCCCGCCAGTGGTGGCATTCCGCCACCAGAATCTCCACCCCCACCAGACCCTCCGATGACAGAACCGCCCTTACCTGCTGTTATCTGCTCTTCTCTCAGCCTATTTATCTCAGTGTCATAATCTATATTAAATTCTTCTAAAAGTTTCTGAGTTGATATGAGACCTTTGTCATGCAATTGCATTAAGTTTTGCAACTTTGACGTATTGTCTCTTAGATTCAGATCGTTCCACTTGAGCCTCGGATATAGATATACCGTTTCCCCTACTAGTTTTGACTTAAAAACATCAACGAATCCCTGCATTTGAGCAACTGGAAGAAATATATTCTTCTCCACCCATTGAGCAAGTTCGTTCCTCCATGTCTCTAGCCTTCTTATTAATGTTTCGACTCCTACTGCAGCTGAATTTCCCTGTATGGCTATTTTGCCATTTCTCATGGTGACGAATATGCCATGGGGAACAGTGAAGCAGAATACTTTGCCAGAATAGGGAACAAGCGTCTTTTCCTTATTGGCATATTTCAATGACTTAGAGCAAAGCGTAGGCTTTCTTCCTTTAAATCCATTTGATATTTGAACTTCGTACTGAGCATGCCTGGTCGCTATTTCATAACCCTTTTCATTGAAATACTTCTTGTTGCTTATCCTACTTTTTCTATTAACTATTTTTACTGAATATCCGCATTTAAAAGCAATTTCCGCAATGTCTTCACTCAACTGCTTGCTAGATGTACAATAGACATAATTATTAGCCTTACGACCATGGTGGCGATGCTCATATCCGTCTCCAGCAAGAGCTGCTTTCAGAAGTATTTCAAGATATTCTGGAGAAAGATTTTTTAACCATGTAGGCAATTTTTTGTTAACTGATCTATGGCCGTATTCTTCATGAAAGTGATCAGCCAAACAGGGGCTCCATACATTAAACGCATTATTGTTTATCCAATAATTCATATTTGTCTTGTCAAGACAATCTTCAATTTTTTCAAAGGCTTTGCCATTTTCTTTTTGACATATGCTAAAAGTGTGACGATTGCCACTTCTTCGCTTGTCTTTTGATGTATATCCTTCGCTAACAAACAATCCTGCTAGTTCACAATACTGATAAATTGGAATTTCTAAGTCTCCTATGACAAAGCTGTCTTGGCTATTACCGCAGAAACCCTGAACAACACCAACAAATGAGGCTCTTGGTTTTACATCTTTGGCTTCTATAAACTCAAATATATCACTATCTCTCTTTGCAGACCACATTCTATGGTTTGGCGTGACACATATATCTATCTTGTCAGTGGAAAACTGAACCATTTCTCCATTGAAATCGTACACATGCTTGTCTATATAGTTATGATATTCTAATTCCTTAGTATCAGGGTTGTAGCATGCTATTTTGTCGTTAGCATTTATTTCATCCCATCTCTTAAAGCCACTGTCAGTAAGAGTGAGCGTTGATTCATCGTGACAAGAATACCCTGCCATCTCGCCGTTGAGCAATGTCTGAGGCAGCATGAGACCATCAAGCATCTCTTTGCCTATGGCCTCCATCTGAGTGCTCATGTCATGAATTTTACCTGTAGCTCCGACAAAGTCCATTTCAAAAGCATGATGTGTTACGATGGTAAGATTGGGATCGTTTGCAACCGAAGCAAGTTGAGACTGAGCATCGGCAATATCGGCTTCGCTTGCAGGACGATTTTCGCTGCCCACCTTCACCACTCGAACTGGAAGAATATGACGCTCTGCAGCAATCCAATTTGCCGTCATTAGCTTTGTTTTATAAGATATAATCGTGAATAGTCTTCTAAGCAAAGATTCTCCGTAAGTGCCGTAGGGCGCTCCTTTTCTCTTTATATGACTTACACATCTTGGAGAAAGAGGTATGGGAGCGCCAGACATCACCATCTTCTTGACATTCTCTGGTATTCTGTTATACACTTCAAGAGGTCGCTTCTGAGAAACAACCTTCTTCAAGTCATCATCTGGAAGAAGCACCACCGATGGCTCGTCTGCAAGTTGAGTGCGCTGCACTTCAACGAAGTCTGGATTCAATACTAGTATTCTCTTTATGACCCCGTCTGGATGATTGCATATCATTCCATCAGAACGCTCTCCAGTTCCATTGCAAACCGGACATTCAACTTCTGTGAATACGAAAACATCGCCTATCAAGTAGTACTCGTGACTGATCTTGCGAAGCCAGCCATCCAGATCTAGCTTTTCCACCATATGCTCAAAGAATGCAAGAACTTTTCTGTCCTTACATTCCAACTTAAACCCGTTCATGGGAAAATTGGCATAGAAATCAACTCCAGCGGCAGCCTTGGGCTCATTCTCATAGTAGAATCTTGCCCACTGGGTTACTTCCCTTCTCTTGCTTGCTATCTGCCAGTTCTGGGGAGTATGAAGCGGACTGAAGAACATAGGCTGAGTAAATATGGTGCTTGCGGAGCCTCCAACGTACTGAGCAGCCTTAGTAATGGGCATATGAACAGCACCTCCAGAGGCAAGCTTGCTCATGTCCCCAGATGACTGAGATGTCTTTAAGACTTCATTTTCCTTGTTGTTTTTCTTTGTCATAATCTACATTTCGGATGGTTCATTTTCCATAGACAGCGTTTCTCTCCGAGAGTATCGCTCCACAATTGTGGCAACTGCCAGCATCAGCCGCGCAATCGCTTTGACATATAGGACATAGACGCTTCTTGCCCTTATTAGGATTAGTCTTTGGACCATCTATAACAGAAAAAGCCCGGTCAAGGGCTTCTCCTGGACTAATTATCCTGTTGGCATTCTTATTAAGAGTCAGACTTTTTTTTTATTGGAAAAAGAATGATTATACACTTTTGCGAATTTTCTTGGATCGCTGAGTCTGTCCTTCTGACCACGGGCGACTTCCATTCTTGCTTCTAACAAACCAGATTCTGGTATGTATGGTCTATTGCGAATTCCGGGAGGCAACTGATAGTTGTTGCCTTCTGGAATGTATCTATTCACTTCAAACTTATCATCTATGTATCCACCACCGTACATTCCAGAAGAATCTCTGGTGCTTCGGTAGTACTTATCCATGACGCTGCTGCGCCATATGGATTCGAAGTCTATGTCGAGTATATCGCCAACGCGCAGGCCAAAGCCTTTGTTTTGCTCAACAAGGTGCATTGATGACTGCAAGTCTCTGGTAAATGGAGAAATACTTACTTGATTTGGACCAGTCATTATAACAGAATCAACCATGGACTTGTGCTGGGCTATCTTAGCCATGTTGTAAGACTTGGAAGATCTTGCTTTCGCTGAGGTTCTTGCCATGGCAGAAATGGCATCATCGCTAAGCTTGACTATGGAGTCGATATCTGATGCTGCTTTCTGTTCGGCCATTATTGGTTGAGTGGTAGTTCCAGCCATGTTTTTATATATCTCGAATAGATCCATTGCTATCTTGTTAGCTTCGTTGCTGTCGTATGGCTGCTCATAAAATCTCTTCAAGCCATCCTCAAAAGCAGACGAACCTTCGCTTCCTGAAACAAACTTTGCAAAATAGTTGTTCCATACTTCTGAATAAGCTTCTCCGGGATCCTTCTTACCCTGGCTATACTCTTTAAGTTTATTAAAAAGCTCGCATCCATTATTAAAAACAGGAACACTGATCGCTGATTCCATTTCATCTGCTGGAAACCCAGAAGCATCTGGAGCCTGATCCATAAGCAATGACGGATTAGCAGATGATCCAAATGCTGGATCTTCTGTAATGGTTTCTCTTGCAGGAACAGAATCTGTTAATTGTGAAAATTTGCTAAAATTAAAAACATTAGCCATTCTCTTTTCCTTTCAGAGCATTCCATATTCTATCAACAGAACTTTGGTGAACAGTATCTTTTTTTTCTGATTGACTTAGAGAATCGAAAGATTTCTCAAAAACAGAATTAGAAGTCATTTGCCTTCCAGCAGATAAAGATGCTGTTTTTTCAGAACTCGCCACTTGATCCTTCTTTAGATCAGCTTTTTTATCTGAAAGACGCTCAAAAGGCTTTGCATCAAATATGCTTACGCTCCTGGCTGAAGTGCCCATTCTTCCATGCTCCTTTGCGTGCATGGAAGAGCTAGCCTTGAATTCTTCTCCAGCAGGATTAGACACTGATCGTCGCTCACTCTCTTGAGCGCTACGAATTGCCTTGTCTTCTATTTTTTTAATGTCTGAAATCAGCCTGCTGTCTGCGCTTTTTTCTAAAGATGTGGAGTTGTCGAATATGCTTCTAGCAGAATGCATTCCTAAAAATGCTCTTCCAGAACGAGAAGCATCATCAGATGAAGAAGATGCTCTATTTATTGAATTTCTTATCCCATCTCCGCCTTTGCTTGGCTCACTCCATGCTTTTCTTCTCATAGACTCGAGAAAAGAATCATCCGCAGCAGGAGCCTTTGTTTCCTCTTGTTTACTATCTCCAAATATGGAACTGTTAGCAGCATCTTTATTTCTAAATATCATTTTATGTATCCATTTCTTCGAAGAGCATCCACAAGCATGTTCTTTCTCATACTAATCATATCATTCTGAACTGATGCTGTAGTTATCTTTTTTTCAACTTCATTGTCTGGCAAATTTGAAAATGATCCTTCATTTGAACTCTTTGGAACTTCTGCTTCTTTTGTCACAAAAGATATGACATAGAAATTCCTCTTCTCATCTCTTCCTATCTTTCCCTTTAGTCCAAATTGAGAAAATACAGCAGCAGCTATTTCCTTGGCTTTTTCGTGAGAAACACGTTCGCCACTAGGCAATTCCACTGGAACCAAGAAATGACCAGACATTTTTCCAGAGTCTATGTCTTCTTCAAATTTTATTAAAGAACTACTCTTTCTGGATATTATCTGAGGATCTATACCTAAAGATGACTGCAATTGCTTGTAAACAAAATCGTGAAAGCTTGCTGAATCATCAGCAGCGTTGCCCATCTCCGAACTGGGCAACGCTGCCTCATCATTAGCAGGTGCAATACTAGCGTCTGGCAGGTCGTTCGGCATGGGCGATTGACCAGCAGCAGAAGGCTGACTAATCATATCATTAGCCAGCTTAAACATCTGCCCGACCATCTCGGCTCTTCGACCTACAGGAAGTATAGACATTACTGATCCTTATCTAATACGGCGTCAATGAACTCTTTCGGCCACACATTCTGCCAGTAACTACGGAAAGCTGACTTCTGCTTGTCAGTAAGATTGGCTACCTTGACAAAGTCGCTGGAAGAAGCCATGGTAGTGCCACAGGACTCGCATCCCATTCCTGCCTCTGCACCTTCACCTACGCCTGCTTCTGCGCCAGAGGCTGCAGCCTCCACATCATCGTCCTCATGCTTGTCGCCTTCCTCCTTGGACTCCGCGGACATCATGGACTCAGTGGAACCCATTGACTCGCTCCATCCAGCAGATTTAACGCGACCATCATCAGATATCTCGATCTCTGCATACTTTGCTACCGTTGGAGCAAATTCAACCTCTGCAGTATTATTGTCTCTTGCCTTGATAGAAGCTATTTTAACTTCCTCTCCGTTGACAGATGACTTTTTGCCTTCTATCGCATTCCTAAGAGCAGGAGGCAATTTTTTCTGGGCAGGAGTTAATACGCTCTCGCCCTTGCCCTTGCCCTTGCCTTTAGGATCACCATCAGCGTTTGTTTTTGCCTTCTTGGCTTCTTTAACCTGCTGTGGTGCATCAGCCTGCACGCTGGCCTGCTTCTTCATGCCCCCAGCGACATCCTTTACGATGTCATCAAAACTCCTGCTTGCTCCATTCACATATATCTTGCTTGAAAAGAATTTCATTTATTGCTCCTTGCTAATATTGGCATTTTATATACTATTTTTATCAATCAATACCTTTTTAATATGATATAGATTTTACATATTCTTCCGCTGCTATGTTGGATATCTCTTCAGCTATGCTTGACAAAGTTTCAGATGTTCCAGAAACAGATGTCTCAGACGCTATTTTTTGCAGTTCATCGGCTACGCCAGAAAGCTTAGAAGCGATTGCTATGCTTCTCTCTGCAAGGCTCATGGGCACAGCATGCTCGATGGAGATTCCACTGTCCACCCTATCATTAATTACATTGTTAAGGGCCTCGTCTGCGGATATGGATATGAAGTCGTTGACGCTGGCTACCTTGATTGGAGATTCGTCTCCAGCATATTTGTCCCATTTTTCAGAGCCATTGCCCATTGCAGTATCTAACCACTCGGAATGGCATGACTCCCAAGCCTCATTGGATGTCATCCCTTTGGCTCTTTTCTCTCTGAAACAACCGTTCCAGCATCTTGTATTTCTTACAAAATACCCTTGAGTGCCGTCGTATTGAGCCTCTTTTATCATGATAAGAGAACTGGCAATATCATCTAGAGCCTTGGACTCCTTGTGCATGCCCCTGTTGTCTAACCCCTGTGCTGATATGATAATTTCTTTAATTAAGTTTTCCATATTAGTAAAGTTGTATTTTTGGAGTGAATTTCCTTCCAGGAATTGCATAAGAAATTATTCTCATTACAATATAACTACGAGGACTTACAGCATTTTCGTCCCAAGCCGACAATATTTGATGACGTTTATTGCTACTATAGAATATATCGTGAGGCTCAACATCCCTATTGACCACCCTGCCGCTTTCGGTTCTGTATGATATTCTACATACTTGGTTATTTGCGATACACCACTTAAGAGCATCAAATACCCCAGAAAAACTGGGCACAGCAGGCGCAGTAGTAATTCTTTTTAAGGAATCCTTGGCCGGCTCTGTCTCGCTTTCTATATTGAACTTACCACCGACATCCATGTCGGATGCCGCCACTTTAATGCTGCCATGTGGTATTTTTTTAATCAGTATAACGCTAGCCGTTGATCCGTTGCGCAATATTTCAGCAAAGTCACCAGATGAGATTCCATGCCTAGAAAAAGTTCCTTCAGGAACTTCAACTGCGTATTTGCATGGCTTTGTGCTTTTCACAGACTCAAGTCTATGCGGTTTTATAATGCCTATACTGTCTATTATTCCTTCATCTGTGATAAATGCAATGTCTAAAGGAATAAATGTGTTCATGCCCCAGAATGAAAGTCCTTGGCTTTTTTTGAAATCAAAAAGCATGCCGCTGTCCTCTGGCAGGTCTTTTCTAAACATAAGACCGCGCTGATATGCTGACGGATTATCAGCTATTTCGCAAGATATCTGAGCCATACCCCTAGGCATCGATTATTACCTTTCTTCCTCGATATCTTTCTTTTATGGAGAATGAATCAGCTTCATCCTCCATGCCAGATGCAACAGAAACTATTACTCTTGACTGACTGTCAGATACCTCGAAATCTTCAGCCCAGTCCTGATTGCCTATCCTGTTTACCAGGCTCTTCTTGTCTGCTTGATCTTTATAAAAGAACACGACTTCCATCACATCCTCGAGACAGAAGAAGATTTTGCCAAAAGATGAAGCGGAATTCCTTTTTTGAACTTATCCGCAGCCCTTGCCTCCTTAAGAGGATACGTGCAGTCATCTTCTCCAAGGATAAGGTTTTCCAGCACTCTTCTGCCATTTTTTGTCGGGTATATGTTGTTGTTCCTATCGATATCTATCAATCCTGACATCTTGAGGTCATTTATCTGAGAAGACCCAACATGAGAAGGTATGCCTAAAAACTTGCCCTTGCCAAACTTGAACATGTCAAGAAGAATTCTTCCCTGAAATGGACTATTACCGCTATTCGATGATACAAACAAGGAAAGCATTGATGTCTTTGCATTTATATTACTCATGGATTCCCCCATATTAAACTCCTGTATGGATACGGAGAGTCTGGATAAAGCATGTCGAATTTATATGGCTCATTTCTAAGTTCCCGCCAGTAGAAACCTTCTTTTACACTTGATGGATCAGAATCCTCCAATCCCATCTGGTATCTTCTTGACGATCTTATTGAGTCTCTTCTGCCATCAACCTCGTCTGAAACATCAGACCACAAGTACCAGCGCTCTGCCACGGGCAGATCAAGATTGGAATATGGACCCTGGACTGAAGTGCCATTTGTTTGAGCAAATTTCTTTATCTCGTCGTCAAGGTATCTAACCGCAGCGCATGTAAAAGCAGTCTTTCTTATACTGCTTTCTATCTGATCTATTTTCATGCAAACGTATGCAAGGTCTTCAGAGGTCTTATCGCTCCATCTTTCAAAAGATTCCGAATAGGCTTTTTCCAAATAATGAGATATCCTCATAGACTTGAGCACGTCATGACGGACAGACTTCCTGTATAGGCAGTATATCGCTTGATTAAGCACTCTTCTCCCTTCTGGGGAAGAGACTCCAATGTCCTCAGCCAAGTAAAGAGGTATTGAATTCCATACCTGCTTAAGATTAGACTCTAGATCAACTAGCTTTTCTTTTTGCTTTCTGCAGAATTCAGCTACATCGCCTTGGTTTTGCTTATTTAAAATTACAGCTCCATTTACAAATTCAATGCCATATCCGTTTAAGTCAGATATAACCATCTTACTTATAGTTTCTTTCAACGAATCATTTTGGACACTTGCCACCAGCAACTCCCTCTGCATATTCCTTAGGATATATAAGAGTAAAGTATCTACAAAGAGTAGATCTATTTCTCTTCTTAGTCTTCATTATCTTATTTTTTGCACTGTCTGATGCTATTCTTTTCATGTAACTTCACCATTCATATCTGCAAAAATTATCCCATCTGACTGCATTACCGTGGTGCCATTACTTATTTTTGGAGATGCAGACACCTTATCCTCCCGAGCAGACAAAATATCTGAATTTTTATCATTTTTTGCCTGTTCAGACTTGGAACTGTTGTCTTTTTTCTTTTTTGAGCTAGATGTCTTCTTAAATGATCTTATTGCATTGTTATTGCTACTAGCAGCGTCTTTCTTAGAGTTGTCATTTGCAACTTGCTTATCTAAAGCTGGTTTTACCTCATTGTCTGTTTTTTCAGAATCATTTGAGGTTGCTTTCAACTTTCCTGCTGTAACCATTCGCATAAGTTCCTCGAAAACAGGATCGCTCTTTTTCACAACAATGCTTCGAGATGGATCCAGAGGCTTGGCGAACATCCTTCCAGTCAATGTCCTATTGGTGCTGTTTGTAAAACAAACAACATCACCCATGGGCTCTTCTCCCGGATTCTTATCAAGCAGCTCTAAATATCCATGATGGAGAGCCCACAGAACATCCTGATGAGAAGATTTATATGCATCTATATTCAGAGTATCCCCCTTCTTTAGGGATCCACCCAAGCATGGAATAACAATCTCTCCCTTGACTTTATTAGTAACTTTAACTTTCATATTTTCTCCTTTAGGCTATTTTCGACCCAGGCTTACTATCTTGCTCTCAAGGTCGCCTTGAGGACCACGAGGATTGCGGTCTAGAGATTGAGATGGGTCAAAAGCCTGCTGGTTTATAGATAAAGGATTGTCTGGGCTGACAAATGCCTGCCAATTGCCCGTGCCCCCTGATGGCTGACTGTCATCAGGGTAAAACGGATGATCTGGATCAGAATATCCAGATTTATCATCGCCTCGTTCAGAGAATGGGTGCGGAATGTCTGGATTTACACCTTCAAATTTAGTGCCGCCAACCATTGCGCTAGAAACATCCGAAGGCTGACCACTGAAGCCCTGAGTACCCATAGTGGTCATTTTTCTGCCGTTGCCATCATTTGGCAAAGTATACAACTTGTATGGATCTTTTTTCTCGAATGGACTTTGAAAAGCCACAGGAGTTCCAGATCTGCTCTGAGCTGTTCTCCTCAGGTAAGATGAGGACAATATCTTAAACACTTATATTCCCGCTAAGTATTCTCTTCTTTTCTGAAGTCAAATTAGCAAGAATAGTCTCTTCCTTCTGAGTCTTGAATCCTCTTTGCGCTGCAGAATACTCTATTGCAAACCTCATGGCATCTATGTCCATTATGTTGGAAGCAATCTTCTCTATCTTAGGTTTGCTAGAATAATTCTTCATATTCTTAGTGGCATCAGCAACTGGAACTCCATCAAAAGAAGAGAATCTTTCTGGATTATTAGGAAGACCATAGTTTGCAGCGGGAATACTTTTCTTCTTCAGTTCAATATTGTGCCTGTCTCCAATGTACTTACTGAGCAAAGATTTATTTTCGCCCATTTTTTCAAGTTCTTTTCTGTACAATTCACGAGCCGCTGAGTCCCATGATTCAGAAGCCACAGACATGGGAGTAACATCTCCATAGTTGTCAGTTTTATCTGACTGCCTGCCAGCATACCCCTTATGATTTTCTATAGATGCTTCTATGACGGAATCGACATCCGATCCAGACCTGGCATCGTCAAGACTAGATTCAATAACAGGCATATCCTCGTCATGCCTGTCGACATGCAGAGCCTTTTGAACAGTATCTTCGCCTGCAGATAATCCCTGCTTCTTCCTCTCTGCCTCTAGCTCGGATTCCCTTGCAGCAATTTTTTCCATGCCGAATACTTTGTTTATAAATTTTGATAGGTTGAACATGACTGTATATTAGTGGTTATTTTAAACCATACCTGCCTTATCTGTTAAAAAAGGGATTACTCAATCCTGGAGAACTTGATGGTAGACTCCATAAATTCATTCTAGCCAGCCTTCCGCTTGGCAGCCTTTCTACATTTTCCTGAATGCATCCATAGCAAGCACCAGCCAGCGCATCCACAGAATCATCTGTTTTTACTAGACCGTCTTTTTTGGCAAAAACCCTGTATCCTGTAGGAGTAAACCTTCTCTGAAGATATATCATTTCGTTTTTCAGTATATCATCGTGCGGAATCTTCAGTCTGCCAGAACTTGCTATGTCGTACAAGTTGTCGTATATAATTATTTTGTATCTTTTTGTAAATCTTGTAAGCTTGGCTGGGATACCATGTTTCCTAAGGTTCTCTATGCTCTGAGCGGAATTCCACTGGTCAAAAGACACCTGGGCTAGAAGAAAGTTTTGATTTAATTTAATGATATAGTCGTCTATTTCTCTGCTAACTATAGGCCTATTTTTACTCGGAGTCCATACCTTAAGGTGGTCAACTACAACTCTAAAATCTGCTTTTCCTGTCTCTTTATTTACAAAGTCCTCTCTATGGACTACAGCCAAAGCATAATTGTGAGAACTCGTAGCAGGATCAAGATGGCAATAATACATCCTACCTGCCTCTCCTCTTTCCTTAAGCTTAAGATTGTTTACAAAACATGACTCCACCACATCTCTTGAGAAAAATGTCTGGCCAGACATTCCCGAGAATTCTGCACCAAACTCCATCATGAACTCTTCGTCGCTCATTGCTCCAAATTTAGTCCGAAGATCTTCAAGTGACTGGTTTATGTTAACCTTCCAAGTTGGAAGCCTGCATGTTATACGGTGAGGGACTGACTTAGAACCAGAAAATAATTCATAGAATATGCCTTCCTTTCCTCGAGGGCTGCTTATGCATATAATCTTACCATCATATATGGATTTTTCTACTTCATTTCCATCCTTGTCTATAAATTTCTTCTTCCTAACGTAAGTAGCGGTTGCAGGAGTAAGTGTTCTATAAATAGCCTCTCCGCCTGATGCTCCCGATGTCTGCTTGTAAAGACCTATCTCGTCCAGCAGAAGACAGTAGCAACCTATACCAGCCAATGAGTCAGAATTGCTGTGACCTGATTTTATTATAACGCTTCCCAATGTCTGAGGAAGGTTTTTAGCCTTCATCTCCATGTTTTTCTTCATGTCTGCTGGAGTAAGCAAATGTATGGAGTCACTAGTTATGCTCTCATTGCTCATCTTGGTCTGAAAATACTTGGACGGAAGTATTTTGTCTTTTATTTCATTGAAAAGAACCTGAGCCTGAGAAGCAGAGTTTGCTATCGTAAGAATATTAAAAGGAGCTCCTCCACCTAGCCCATAGAGGGCATGAGGATCGCCACTGGGAGCTTCTAGCAACTTAAGAGCTTCATACAGAGCTATAATTGCAACGCAAAAATCTTTTCCCGACCTTCTGCCCCATACAAGAACCATTTCAGTAAATAAATTGCCGGATTCATATTTGGATATAAAATCGCCATTATCCTCATCGTCCAAGCCCATATCACGACAAAGTTGCAGCTCTTCTTTTGTAAGCACAAGATTTTCATTGCCTTCTGTGCCTCTATAAAAAGCCTTAAGTGCTATCCTCTGCATGGGGAAAAGTTTTACAGGCTGAGGAGTTCTCAAAGGCAAGGCTAGATAGTCCTCGCTGTCCATGAACTCCTCTATTGAAGGGATTTTCCTATGCACATCCGAGGATGTAGATGTGCTCTCTATTACCTTTCTAAGATCTCCTAGCTGTCTAAGGAACTCGCTAGGTTTTGTTGGTCTTCCTCTTTTTGCCATTACTTTTTTATCGACTTAAGACCTATGAACTTGAGAAACTCATTATCAGACACTTTTTCCCCAATTCTTGTCGCACACTCTGCCGAATTAGTATCCCAAACGAAATCCCCATCGAAGAAACTACACCAGTAGCAGTGAGACATTTTGTTATCCAAAACAATAGTAGCAACATCAAATGCCTCTTGAGTCAGGTATGCACAATAAAAATGAGATGGGGGAAATACCCCAAATCTAGAGCAGCCATTTTCTATGGAATACAAAGCTTTGGCTCTGTCTTCCAGCTTGCGCAAAATGGCGTTAACTGCAATCTGCTTGTAAGCAGGAACGACCAAGATGTAACGCAAGGCAGTTTGCTGCATGATGCAACCCTTTTCCTGCATTTAATTAAATATCTAAATCTTGTATACCTTTGCAAGATCACCCAAGTATTTCGTTTTTTCTTGCTTCGCTTATTATACCAAGACTAACTAAGTAATTCATGCCTGCAACAGTCATAGGATCGTCGTTTATTATCTCCTGTGCAGCCTGAGCAAGACTCATGAAGTCCGCTACATTGTCATCTGTCTTTGCCGCGTTTCTATATGCCGTTCTTTCTTCGGAAGTAAATCTAAGTATAAATTGATATGCAGTATATGTTTTTCTAAGTTCGTCTGCATTTTTATTTCTAACAGACCATACTTGCGTGACCGAATTAATTCCTATCTCAAATACATAGGTTGCCACTTCCGAATCAGAGACAATTGGAGGCTGATTAAATACTACAATTTTGTAAAAGTCTTTCTTTGGATTTCCTGATGATACCCACGAATTATAAGTATCATCTGATATCTCTTTAAATTCTACTATTGCGCCATTTTCAACATATGCGTACTGGCTCATCCATATCTCCTGTAATGATCAACTATAGTTCCGGTGTTGTCATTTATAGTATGAGTTCCAGAATGATTTACGACTTCCCTTATCAGTGGATAGTATGTTCTTAGGTTTTGTGGTCTTATTAAACTTGCTTTCGCGCCGTTATAAAGAGAATTTATCTCAGTAGAAGTCAATGATTCATTCCAAACTGCTGCTTCACATACGCTGCCATTGAGATTTGGAGTTGTAGCGTTATTATACAAACCTCCTATAAGCATTCTGCTTGGAGTATTGGGATTTCGAGATATGGTTGAAGACTGACTAGAAGAAGCATTGAAATATACAGTCCTATTGGTTGCTGATGTAAATACTCCTGTCATCATGAACCAAGATCCAGAGCCAACAGTAACTGAAGTAATTGATGTTGTAGTTACTCCCGTAGAATCTACGGCAGCCATGACAGGAATATTTAGAGAGTTTACAAATAAAGCAAAACGCTGAGCGTCATTGACATTATGCATCAAAATGAGATTATGTTGACTACCTGTCGCATTTCTATAAGCCCATATGTTCATCGTAAATGGATACAAAAATAAATTCTCTGGAGCAGTCCTAAGAATTTGAGAACCATTACATGCGTAAGCCATTAGGAGGCGCTCCTGACTTCCACCGCAACTAGTTCCGCGTCTCCTATCATGTCGTCGGTACCTGAAGTACCATCAGCGTCCCTATAAACCTTTAGTCTAAACAATTCCCCTGCTGCAATTGAATCTATGGTAGTTATGGTTATTTCTGTGACAGTTGCTATTCCTGAAGTTGCATTTGTTGCAGTACCAGCGGTCGCTGCAGTGTCGAATGAGTCAGCATCGGCATCGGTATTCATTCTTTCCAATTGAACACCCCATCTGCATGTTCCACTTGTTGCAGATGTAGCCATCCAATGAATTCTTATCTTAAGTCCACTACCCAAGGATGCACCTTCTGGTATTATTCCTACGAATAAGGCAGATTCATCACTTGCTGCGTCGAAATCCAAAACCATTATTGAATTTCTTGTATCTAGGGTTGCATATGCGGATGCTGGTGGTTGATTATTGAGTGGAGTAAAAACAGCATAGGTCTTTGTTCCGCTACCCCCACCTCCGCTAGCCGTAGACCATGACAGGGTTCCAGATCCATTCGTGGTAAGAACCTGACCATTCGAGCCAAAACCTGTTGGAAATGTATTTGTATAGTTTCCATCTGGACTAGTAAGAGACAATGTACCTTGTATGTCAATTGTCTGAGAAGAATCGTTTACTATTATCTTTGTGCCTTGGTTGCTGTTGTCATGATCCCCTATCTTAACAGATCCAGCGCCATTGGTCCCTGCTTGTATAATTAACTCTGTAGAAGTGTTACCGGGAACAACCAACCTGCCACCAGCAGACTCTGAATATATCTGTATGTTCTTTGATCCGCTTCCTACAGTAAGTGTGTCGTTGAGCTTATTGTATGTAAGACCAGAGTCTCCACCCAGTGAGCCGCCATCATTAAATACAACATAAGTATCCGACCCAGGAACCAGTCCCACAGTACCACTTGCATTGGGAAGTGTGATTGTCCTATCCTGATCTGGGTCTACCACGCTAACGGTTGTCTCATAGTTGTTGTTCGTAGCGCCTTCAAATATAAGATCGCCATTCAGAACAAGACTGGCATCAAAACTAGAATTGTAGGTTTTCCATGCGTTTCCTGACCATATCCACGAATTTCCTCCCGACGAGTATATCTCGTTCAACGATGGAGATGATGGAAAATTAAGAGGCATATTTTGTTTTTATATTATCTCAAACCATGATAAGTCGCAATAAACAATCGCGCCCGCGTTTATAGGAGTGAATGTAAGAGCAAAGACATCACTGACACCAGCTTGCGTCCTTCCAAGTTGAAAATTGAAATCATTTATAGTAGATACCGATAAGCTTCCGCTACTGCTTATATAGCCGCCTATTATATCAGTTCCACCAGAAATAGCAGTTGAACTTATATCATAGTCTACATTTCCATTGTAATGGGTAGCCCAGCTTGCCCCAGTCAATGTAGGATTAAGCAATATTCTATATAATACCGTATCTGGTTTATTACTTGCGGTCTCTTCAAGAACAGCACTTATATTAGACGGTATTACAACTGAATCAAGACGACTTGAATTTAACCTAATAGCCACCATGGGATATTCAGTGCCTGCAGTTGTAAGAGTAGTACCACTAGAACCATTTTTAGTTACATTGTATCTTCTACTGAAACCCTCGTATCCAGCTTCCGACATGACGCTGCTGCATATATGTTTGGAAGACGATGAAGAATCAGTAGCTCCGGTATTCTCCATCTCAAAACGCAAAGGCAAAGATGCCGTGGTCATATATGTAGTAGTACGCTGATTGGCATTGTAAAATGTGTGAGCAACCACGGGTCTTCCGTCTATTGCAAAGCCGACTCTCACATCTCCAACACCTAGCCATTCGATATCAATCCAAAGTATGTTTGCCTTGGTAAGATCTATTGTTACCCCGCTTGCGCCAGTGCCATCAAACTTGTCTCCATTCCAAGCAGATTGAGCAACCTTGTATGTAGTGTCATCCACAGAACCACCTACATATGTTCTAAGAACAAGATATACATTTGTACCACTCTGTTCAAGATATATACCGTTCTGGGTTCCAAAATAACCTACACGTTGCCTAAGATTTGTCTTCTTAGGAGCAAATACAAATGTGTTTAATATCAAAAGAGATTTTCCGGGCTGATATGGAAAAACTCTCTTTGTCTCCCTGACCACTTTGGCACCAGAAGCAGTGTTTAAAGATATATTTACACAACTTTCATTTGTAGAATAAGTAAAAGAACCGCCGGTTACAGTAGAAGTGTCCCATTTGTCGTTTTCTTGGTATCTATGCTGGGAATCAAACAATGTAAATGGCTGACTTACCTTCAGCCTGCCGAACGCATCTATGGCATCACCCTTAAAAGCAACCTTATCGCTAAATAAATAGCTCATATTATTCTCCATCCATTTCTATATATAAGATTAATGCCACCGTTGTTTATATTAAGAATAATAGATGTATCGTTGTCAATAAGATCGGCGACATTGTCAGAAACTATCGTTATTGATCTTCCAGCGTTGCCAGCCTCACCTGATTCGTCTTTCACAACAACCATCCTTCCTGCCTGAGGAGAAGGAGGAAGAGTAATGGTTACATTGCCAGCGTAGTCAACGCCTATGTAATAATCAGAGCCAGTTGCAGCATACGATGAAGATGTCACCGATGTAACTACTCCAGATACAGTGCCGAACAGCGGATTAAGCGATGGCTGAATCCATTGATTGGAGCTTCCATCGTTTACATATACATATTCTTCTCCCGTCTCGGAATCCATCCACCTTGATCCTGGCGATATGCCGGAAGTAGGAGGAGTAGATTGATAGGCAAAAAGCGAGACATTTCCAGTCAGGTTGTTTACTGACGAAACCGTAGAAGACCACTGCAGGCTTGCATCAGATCCCACTGCAGAGGATATGCTTAGCACCTGACCTGCGGAACCTACCGATGATGGCAATGTATATATGTTGCTAGCAGCCACATCAGTAGGAGCCTGAATGCCGATGTAATTGGAAGACGATGAAGCACCCAGCCTTATATCCCCTTGAAGGGCTATCTTGAGGTTGCTGCCATCGAATGTGAGATTTGAAGATCCAGCAAGTGCACCGCTGCTGTTATACTGGACATGAGTGTCAGATCCCCCAACAAGGGCAACTGTTCCGCTTGCATTAGGAAGATTTATTGAATTGTCTGAAGTAGGATCAACTACTCCCAATGTGGTCTCGAATTCGTTTGCAGTACTGCCTTCAAATACTATTCCATTATTAAATAGAACTGTTCCAGAGAACACCTTGTCACCAGACACGGTCTGTGACGTAGATATGGTTACGTAATTCGCAGTAAAATCAGAAGTACTTGACAGTTTCTTGATGGAACCAGAAGAGTTCTTTATAAAAATTGCTTCGTCGGCTGCATTTATTGCAATCTCACCGAGTTGTAGATTTGAATCTGGAGTGGCAGATAGGGTCGTTGAATACAGATTCTGTATTATGCTTTCACGAACTATTGCCATATATGCATCCAAATTCCATTATAGCGTGTCAAGTTGGATTAGAAAGTGCCACCGCTTATATTTGCCACTAATGTAGCAGTGGCATAGCCAGTGGCACTGGTACTTATCACTGCGCCAGAAGGAGCAGACTGCGATCCAACGTATAACTTAAACTTATTATCAGTAGCATCTCTGAAAAATCCACAATAAAGATCCTGAGAACCGCTCGTATCATATACTCCGTAGAAACCTATGTCAACTGCATCAGAGGATGTATTATTATTGGCAAGAAAAAGAAGAGGATCTTCTATTGATACAGTATCCACATTTGCGGTGATTGTGGTTCCAGAGACAGTAAGATTACCAGTTACAGTCAGATTATTTCCTACGGTTACAGTACCCTTTTCGCTAACTGTACCTATGTTTACATTAGTGGTAGATCCTGCGGTTCCTCCAGTTCCTATATTTATTGTTGTTGTATTTGTACCTCCGGTTGCTCCTGTTGCCAAGTTGTAGGTAGAGTCACCAGTGGAGGATCCACCAATTGTAACTGTCTGCGCCGCAGATGCTCCTGCCAATGTAAAGGTAGTCGCCGCTGCACCTATGGTTATTGTGGTAGCATTTGCATTGAAAAGCGTTGCAGAAGAAGTTGTAGTAGTTATGTCTGCACTGGTGGAGCCATTAACAGCAAGATCTCCTCCTACGGTAAGAAGACCTGTTGACTTGTTGTATGTGAGACCGGAATCTCCGCCGAGAGCGCTGCCGCCATCATTGAACATCACCTGAGTATCGGATCCAGCAACCAATGCCACAGTTCCTGAAGCATTAGGCAGGGTAATAGTCCTGTCCTGAGTAGGATCAGTTACCGTTACGGTTGTTTCGAAACCATCGTCAGTTGAACCCTCGAAAATAATGCTTGTTGCGGAATAAGTGATTCCGTTAGCTGTAGTTCGCCCAAGGTAGAGATTTCCACCAGTAATTTGAACCTGAGCATTTCCAGTATCTTGATTCTGAACAACAATTGAAGGATAGGAACCTCCAGCACCAATTGCATTTGTGTTGGTTGGCGCTATCCTCACTTCTCCGTCATTGCTGAATGTGAGATGACTGTTTCCGACGCTGGGCCCAGTGGTGTAAAATGTCGCTCCAGATGAGGATAAATTTATATTAGGATTATTTAGACTCAATGTTCCCGTGGCAGCGCCGATGGACACGCTGGTTGCGGCACCTCCAATGTTTAGGGTTGTGGCGGTACTGTTGAAAAGATTCTGCGTAGTAGTATTGCCAACCAATGTACCGGCACGTATGGTGGTGGTAGTGGAAGCCGTTGCACCCATTGTTATTGCAGTTGCTGCACCACCGACATTTAGAGTTGTGGCGGTGGTGTTGAAAAGGTTCTGGGTGGTGGTGTTTCCGACAAGTGTGCCACCACGAATCGTGGTCGTGGCACTCGTCGAATCACCCATGGTGATCGCAGTAGCTGCGCCACCAAGATTGAGCGTAGTGGCATTGGCATTGAATAAGGTGGCTGTAGATGCAGTGGTCGTGACATCACCGCCGTTTATCGCAGCATCACCAGCAAGAGTCAGGGTATCAGTGGAGGCATTGTAGGTAAGACCATCGCCGTCAACAAGTATGCCGGTGTTGCCAGATGTAACTGTAGTGAATGCTATGTATGTAGTAGTGCTGCTGTCATCGTTAGATACACTGACATTTGTTGCAGTTCCTGCGCTTGCCCAGCTTAGCGCTCCATTTCCATCAGTGGTGAGAACCTCATTTGCAGATCCATCATTAACAGGAAGCGTGAAGGTATAGGCTGAGTTGCCCGTAGTGGCCGAAGGAGCCTGTATCTTTATGGTTCCACCGCCGCCACCTGTTGCCGTAAAGTTGATTTCTGCAGCGGTTCCAAGCGTAATATCGCCTGTCATGCTTCCGCCTGCAAGAGGAAGATAGCTGCTGCTCAGCGACTTGACGGCATATTGAGTCGGTATCTTATTGTTCTCGCTAGTCACAGACGACCAGTTTATAGTTGACTGATCCTCTATTATTGCACCAATCCAGTTTGCGGTGTTGTTACCACCAGATCCGATGAAGAGCTTCTTATTACTTCCGCTTCCATTTGCGAATGCAAATTCGCCGTCGTAAAGGTCTCCTGGGGCAGTTGTAGCGGAGCCTCCGTAAAATACTTGAATTATTGATTCTCTAGCCATGCAATCCTCTTTTTCTGCTTTTCCTTACCCAATATCTGACAACATACCCTTTATTTTAGGAAACCTTACATTTTACAATGTATTCAGTAGGCTCGGAATCCGCATCTATTTCTATAATTTTAAGTTTAGATTCTTTTGCCATTTCTTTTATTTCATCCAGGCTATACCTGACTAACCTGTTGCTCTTTACAATATCCTTGACAAGACTAAAAATCACGTATTCTCTTGCTCTTTTTAATGCCAGCTTTAAAAGATTATAAAATTCTTCTTTCTTATATTTCTCACTGTCTGGCTTGTCATCTACATAGTCAGAAACTCCAAAAAGACAAACCATATCGTATTTCTTCCTTTTAGGAATTTCGCTATGAGTCTTGCAATCGCACTCGCTTAGTGCTTCCTCCCGTATATCCATGGCTTCATAATCCGACTCTATGTTGTTATTTTTTAACCATTTTAAAAGCATGCATGGACCAGAGCCCACATCAAGTATGGATCCATACTCCATTCCTCTCAAGCATTCAAATCTCTTGAAGTCATCGTAATTGTAGCCTGAGTCAGCCCCTGTCTTGTAGTTAGATTTTACGGAAGTATTCCTCACCATTGCATCAAATTCTGATATGGATATAGCCTTGTCATCGACAAAATAGTCATAGTCCATTTTGCCCGTCAAGAGCTCGTGATATTTGACTCCCATGCTATCCATCTGCTTCTTTGTGAATTCCTTGTAATCTATTCCAGTCCTTGTACCCCTGGCTGTATACAAAGTTATGTGATGCCCTTCATTGTACAGTTTGTTTACATATGATATTCTAGATTGTATGGGAGAGCTGTTTGAATAATCGCTTCCCACAGTCTTTACTAATGTATTGTCTATATCAAATACATATTTCATGATTGACTGTCTCCTGGCTGCACCCTATAGCTATCTCCATCCTCGTGATGAGTAGAAACTTCAAATATTTCGGAGTCTTCGCACGCCTCTAACTGATGAGGAATTCCTGGTCTTATTCTTATAACATCATTTTTATTTATTTTCTTTTCGTGCTGTATAGAACTCTCTGTGTCTATCCATCTAAGTATGAGACTACCTTGAGAAACATACCATGTTTCGTCTTTTTTCATATGAAAATGCATGCTGAACTTTCTGCCTGCATTTATGCAAAGTATCTTACCGCAGTAATAGTGATTGTTAACTATTATCTTTTCCTTGCCCCATTTCTTTATCACCTCACCACATTCTCTGAATTCAATACTGTTCATATGGTCTCTTTTTTATTCATTATCATATCAATATATGATTCTATGCCTTTTTCTATGTCTGTGAAATCAACTTCATATCCACCGCTTGAAAGCGCCTCATTGTTGGCCTTTGTAAAAACTTGATATTGGCTCTTAAGTTCACTTGGCATTTTAACATATCTTTTCTTGCCACCAGTCTTTTTTGAAACAATATCGGCAATCGAGTCCATGCTAAATGCATTGCCGCTGCCAACATCGTAGACTCCAGGCTTATAGTCTTCAAGGATCTTGCACATTATCTCGCATACGTCGCCGACATGCACTATATCCCTGAAGTAATTGTCAGAGTTTTCGAACACATCTATAAAACCAGTGTTTATGAATTCGTCAGTCCACTTGAGAACAACTGAAGACATGTTTGCCTTGTGATACTCATTTGGTCCGTATACGTTAAATAACCTAAGGCAAACTGCATGATCGGATATCATGTCTTCACATTCTATCTTTGATTTAGCATAAAGATTTAAAGGACCTTTTCCATTACCATATACAGCAGCAGAGGAAGTAAAAACCATAGGTATGTTTTTCTTTCTGCAGTAGTAATCTAAGCACTTTGTATACTGAACATTGTACTTGTTTATCTTTTCTACAGATCTCTCCATAGTATTAGATATAGCGCCTATATGAAATATAAAGTCTATTTTACTATCTCCAAATGGACGCTCTCCATCAAAAACTATTGGATATACAGACTTGAACTTCTTGTTTTGCAAATAGGTATAGTTTGCTTTGTAGGCATATCCAACCCTGCTATCGATCTCAAAATCGTCAATCACCAGCACATCGCTTATGCCTTTTTTATTAAGGCTTCCCAACAGCACGCTTCCTATGAAACCGCAGGCTCCAGTAATGGCTATCATGTTGATTTTATCCTTTCTATAGCCATTGTAGTAGACCTGAAATCATTTCTGGGGAATATCACTATTTTAGTATTCTCCATTACACCATCATTGGATCTTATGAAATCTATGTCCCAGTCTGATCCTTTTACAAGAAAATCTGGGCTAATTGTTAGATGAATTTTTTTTAGTTCTTCTATATTGTCAAAAACAATAACATCATCGACGTATCTTATCGATTCCATTACTATTTTTCTTGAATATTGATCGTTGCAAGGTCTATTAGCGCCCTTTGTTTCTCTTACCCTGCGATCAGAGTCTATAGCAACAACCAGATGATCTCCTAGTCCCTTTGCGAATTTAAGTAAGTCAATGTGGCCAGAATGAACTATGTCAAAAACACCATTGACCAATACTTTCCTCATAAAGTGATGCCATCTGGAACGGTGACCCCCCTGTGCTTAACAACCTCTGATGCACATTTATTAGCAAATATTATGGAGTCAACTACATTTCCTGTTTTTATGTAATTGCAGCAAAGTCCAGCCATGAATGAGTCTCCTGCTCCAGAAACATCTCTTACCTCAGACTTTATAACTGGATAAACTATACTTTTATACTCTGCACCTGATGCACCCATAGTTCTAACAACCTTATCACGTAATTTTTTATCAATATAATTTTTAGATGCATTGTAT